GGCTTTTAATACACATTACACACGCTTTACATATCAGCAGATGATTGAAGACTTTACCAATCGTCTTCGTTCTGATGAGAAATTTAAGAAGTTGTCAGCAGCATCTATCTACCAAATGTTTATGGAAATGCTTACTGGCACCATTGACATGACTAACTTCTACATGCAGCGCGTGGCAGAAGAAAGTTTCATGCATACCGCAAAGCTAGATTCTAGCATTATCAAGCATGCAGCTACTTTGGGCTATTCACCAAAGAAACCTACTCCTGCAGAAGTTGAAGTAGCAATCGTTCTTAGAGGACCTCTCCCTGCAGAACTTCAAGCAGGTGCTACTGTTTATTTCTCTCAAGAAGACGTTAAGTTGTCTTTCAACGGCAACCCTTACATTCTAGCGACTGACTATTCATATACGTTCACTGCTGAGGACATTAATGATGGACGCGATAATTCATCGTGGTCAAAGACTATCGTTATGTCTAAGAAAGCAGAAAACATGAAGTGGTTGCCGCTTGCAGGAATCAAGTATTACAAAGCCGGAGATGTCCAACCAATCAAGGCTTACCAAGCTGAATTTGCTGATGTAGAAATTAAAGGCGTTTCAAATCTTCGTAAGCTCGGAAAGAATTATCAGTTCTATGACATTAACGATCTTGAGTTCTCAAACTGGTTTGGTAGACGAGATCCTAGCTCATACAACTATGGACGTTATGTAAAGCATTCTGGCTATACCAAGATTGGCATTGGTAAGACTAAGGACGAAGCGTTCAATTCAGATGGTTCTAATCTTTATGACATTGAAGACTATTCTATCTTCTTGAACCCAGATGTTCTTGCTCAAGATATGCCTAAGAGCCCATTGAAGGTCTGTGCTGTAACGACTAACAGCGACAAGACTACTCGCATTCAGTTCGGCGACGGCATTCTTGTTGATAACGGTCTAAGTGTCAATTCAGACAACATCTACGTTCGTTACTTGAAGACTCGTGGCGCTACTGCAAACACTGTCGGTACTACAGGCAGCATGTTCCAGTGCTCAACTGATTTCTTCGCTACTCAGGCTGGATCTATCGTTGACATTTCTTCAAACGTCCAGATCCTTTTGAACAGCGACATTACTGCTGGCGCTGATTTTGAATCTGCTTTGAGCATCAAGAATCATGCACCGCTTTACTATGCTGCTGCAGGTCGTCTAATCACCAAGAACGACTTTGAGTCATACTTCACTTCTTTGACTACTCCGATTAAGGTAAAGAACGCATCTGCTTGGGGTCAAGATGAAGTTGAAGCTCTTGGCACAAATGGCACAGTTACATACAAGTATCTTCAGAACGTCGTTCTTTACTGCTTGGCTGCAAGTACTTACAACATCAACGGAAAGTTGAACTCTGTTCGTAATGTTCTTGATGACGAAGATGAAACCTTTGGTGCATTCACCGTCTATGGCTCTGGAACGAAATATCTTGAGCATTTGACTGACTACATCAAGTTGCTTCTTAGCACAAAGTCTTTTGATACTCAGCAGTACGCAAAGAACCCATCACAACAGTGGCAGAAGAACGTAAAGAAGATCCGTGATAACGTTCAAGACAAGATGCTCATCGGAACTAAGCTTTACTCTATGCCGCCATTCGTACAGTACTTTGATGTAGTTGGAACTGTAGAGGTTGACTCGCTTTCTAAGTTGCAGCAGTACAAGATTGATGTTGAAAACAAGATTTATGAATGGCTTGACGAAAACACTACCTTTAGAAAACCAATCTATAAGGCAGACATTATCAAGTTCTTCAATGAACGCCCTGAGACTAAGTCAGTGAACCTTGACATCAAGGTTTCAGAACTTATCAAGAGCGACAAGTCTACGTTCTCATTTGCAGTTGGACCAAATTCTGGTCTTTACTCAATCAACCGTAACTTGCCTGGTGCTCCTGACAGAGATTACATTGATAAAGATGAAGTTCATTATCAGAACTATAACACAATCACCATCCCGAAGACTGACGCCAACAATGCGTCTATCAGCGTTGATGCGTTTAAGAATAAGAACATCATCGTTTCATTGAATAATGGTGGTACTGAAGTAAACAAGTTCCAATTCACTCCTTATGAAGTGTCTGAAACTTCAACTAACTTTATTCTTTCAATGTACGGATATCAGACAAGCCAAGTTCAACAGATCGCTGATAATGCAGTATTCTACATCAGTGTTGCGGGCACAGCAGATTTTGCTTCTACTTCAAACTTGTCAGTTTCTAACGCTGCTGCTTATGGACTTGACGCTACACAAACCAGAGCAGTTATTGCTGATGTAAAGAACTGGATGAATGAATGCAAGCCTGCACTTACGCAAGCAGATCGCCCAATTCATTTGCCTTACACAATTGAGACAATGGACGAAGTAACCCGTGATGAAACAATCTATCGTCTTGGTTCTGTTCAGCAAGGCGACCTTGAAAAGGAATTGACTGAAAAGTCATTCTGGCAGCATTTCGTTCCATATCTTATCAACAAGTACTATGGACATGACAGCCTTAAGGGAGAACTTCTTGAGCAGTCAGTCAATGGTGACCTTTGGAATGGAATCACAAATCTTGTGCTTGACATTTACAGACAGATGAAGGTTGTTTTCTGTGACTCAATCCTTGATGACAATAACAACATCATTGACTACTCAATGGATAATGAACTTCCAGTGGTTCGTCTAAACATCACCTATAAGTACAGAGCATAATATGTTGCAAGTAAAAACAGACTATACTGAATACATCGTAAAGGTCACCGTCACGTCTGAGGACAAGGCGATTGACCTTACATCGCCTGAGTTCAGAATAGACATCGGCGACTATCTTTATTCATATCTTCATAGAGGCGAAATCAGAAATAAGAATGAAGCAGTCATCACTGAAGCTTCTGAGCCGCTAGCTGTCGTTACGAAGGACAATGCCGCTACTTACTGCAACACTGATGAAGAAAGTCTTATCAGAAACGGTTTTCAGTTTTGGGTCAGCGAAGATCATAAGACAATGGAAATGCGTTTCGTTCCGAAGAATAATGTAGAGGACAAGCCGGATCATCACTGGTACGTCTTGCTTGTAGTCGTTGCGTTTGACTTTGAGAATACTGCTCGTTTTGACCTTTGCTTAATGCCAAGACTTATGCCTGGTGAAATCAAGAAAAAGTACCCAAATGAACTGGATAAGGTTTTGCCTACTTCTGCCTATCGTCCTGATTACATCTTCAGCGATGAAAATGATAATGATAAGTTGTTCATCAACAACTACAGCAGTAGAACTGAGGATGGAACTGCTACATACGCTGCAACTTATTCAGCATTCATACCAAATGATCTTGCAACTGATTTAGGAATTGATGTTTCTAGTCCAAGCGATTGGACTCATAAGTCAGCATTCTGTCAGCCAGGAACCAACGAAGGCCTTGAACTTGATGGGTATGAAACAGTAGGCAGCCAGACAACAGAAGACATTATGGGATGTTCTGGCATAAATGTTGTGACTATAACTCAAGATATAAATCCAGTAGACAAAGTTGATTACTACAAAGACCATGTGATGGTCGAGTATGAATTTTAGGAGATCTTATGTCAGGAATTAACCGTGAGATAAATGATTATAACACCAACCATTGGGAGATGCACTTCAGCAACTTCCCAAATTTTACTGGACGAAAGGATCTTCCATTGGAGATTTTCAGCGGTAAGGTAAAGGACTTTAACGTTCCTGACTGTTCTATTCCAATGCTTTCAACTGTTCTTGGACATGCTATCGCATACCATCCAGCTACTACTGGTGATAGACATTATGGAACTATCAACATCGAGTTCTCGATTGATGAAAGAGCTTTCAACTGGTACGCTCTTTATACATGGATGTACCACACTTTGCATGGAGATGCTGAAAGAACAAACATTTATGGCGAAAAGTGCGTGCATGAAAACTGCATTGATGCGATTGAACTTCACATGCTTAACAATGAACATGAGCCTGTCTCGAAGATTCTTTTCAAGCGCTGCCATCTGAATAACCTTTCTGGCTTGCGCCTTACCTATACTGCTTCTGAAATTGGAACTATCATTGCGACATTCCAAGTAGAAGAACTTGACTTTAAATTGATGGATGAAGAAGATGAAATTGAAAATCAAGACGCAATGTAAAGAATGCGGAAAGATGTTTGAAGACAGTATGGAGTTTACCTCCCATCTGTCTGGCGAACACGATATGAATGCCCGTGAGTACTATGATAAGTACTTACGTGATGAAAGCACAGGAAAGTGCCTTAACTGCGGAAGCACAGATATCAAGTGGCGAAACATTGTCGTTGGCTATGATAGATTCTGTTCTGCAAAATGCTCAAGACAGTTCCAAGAAAAGAACGCTACTGGCGCTACTATCAAGTGCCCTATCTGTCAGACGGAAGTAACAGGCGCTAACAACAACCGTGCATCACAGGCATTCACTAAGCACTTAAAAGATGTTCACGAATTGACTCCTCAGGAGTACTACGACGAATACTTGAAACGTGACGATGAGGGCATCTGTGCTGAATGTGGAAAACCAACGCCGTTCTTGAAGATTTCAGCTGGTTATCAGAAGTTCTGCTGCAAGAGCTGTTGCGTTACTTTTACTCAACGCTTAAAGAGACAGCAGTACGAAGATGCGAAAGACATTAAAGATGAAAAGAAATTAAGGGAAGAAGCAAAGGCAAAGGAACAGGAAGAATGGCAGGAAGAAATGAAACGTCGTCTTGCCGAATTTGAAGGCGATAGATATTCCTTGACTTATACAGACTTTGCTTTTGAGAGAACCTTCTCGCCTCAGATTGACTTCTATGAAGCCTTGACTTGTGGAATGGAATAAATACTATTGGAGAATAGTATATGGCAGATGCAATGCAAAATTATCTTGATAGAATGGCGAACGGCGTTCAAGCAGCGAACACCGTAAAGCAGGTTGCGGAGAAACTTAACCCGCTTAACCTTTTCTTCAGGAACACCAGAAAAAACATTGACGAGATGGCTGCCAATATTCATAACATCACTGGCACGATTGAATCTATGCTGAAGCTTGGTACAGATACTGCCAATGATACACGAGATAATTTGCTTGGTCTCAATAAGCTAGTTTCAAACATCTATAAGTTGCTGCTTGAAGACAAGAAGAAGGTCGAGACAAACGTCATTAAGAATGATGGCGTTGCTCAACTTGTAAACGGCCCTGCAGCAAAAGAACCAGCACTTGATTCTGCGATGATTGCTGCAAAGATGGCGGATAGCCTTACGAAAGTGCTTAATCCTGTCGCTCTTGTATCTGCATTCTTTGACAAGTTCTTACCGATTATCATTGTCGGTGGTCTTCTTCTTTACGGATTTGTCGTTGGATGGTTGAACGGCTCAGTGATGGACTTTGTAGTCGCATTGGGCGCTGCTGTCATAGGACTCTTTGTGGCATTCGTGGCTTTCCAGATAAGTAAGACAATGATCTTACTCGGAATACAGATAGCTTGTGAATGGTTAAAGGTGGCTATCGCTTCACAACCTGCTGCTGTCGCTTTGATAGGAATAGGCATTATCGTCGCTGCATTCCTTGTTGTCGCTGCTGTTATTGCGGTAGCCGTTGTAGGTGCAGTTCTTGTTACTTTGGCAGCCACTTACTTAATTACGAAAGCGATGAAAGGAATGGTGGACAACATGGTGCAGAACATCACTGACGCCTTCGCTGCCCAGCTTTCAAAGACTGAAGAAATGGTCAAAGATACGATTACTGTCATTGGAAATGTAATTCCGATGATGACTTCTAGCATGCTTGCGATGTCAGAGACTTTGAGTCATGGACTTGATGCAGTTATCAGCCATCTTGGCGATTCGTTCTTGAGAATGGAACATACTATGGACGGTCTTGCTAGCGAGATGTCAAAGATCTTCAACGGCCTCGCTGCTTCAATCGTTTCATCTGCTTTGTTCAAGTCAGTTGAAAAGGCTAAAGAAGAAGGCATTGACTTGAAGACCAGACTTCAGCCTATTCATGACACTTTGCATCACATTGACACGATGATTACTCAGATGGCAAGCAACCGTGTACAGCAACAAGCAAGAATTGCAAGATCTTCATATCAGAACGAAGAATACCTTAACAGCTACTCTAATACATATAACAGTTTTGACGCAAAGGATGGCAACAAGTTCTTGCACGATACTGCTGTCATTGGAGCTCCTGAAGACAAGGTTACTGGCGAGACTCTTGCTGCTATGCAGAACGCTATCATCACTGAGCTTCGTGCTTTGACTGCTGCACTTCAAGGATTGAATCTTCAAGTCACTGTTCGTGAACCGTCAAGACCGTACAGCATTTTTGATAATGAAGGCTAGTAAATGGCATTAAAGATTAGAAGACCGGATAAACGCCCTGATGTAGAAACACAAATGACTCCATACCAAAAGTCTATGGAGGTCATTTTTCATCTTGCTAAGCAGGGACTTCCTCCAGGTGAAAACAGCTATGACATCAATCTTAGCGGTACTAAATATGATCTTAACTATGCCATTACTTTGATGGAGCCTGTCTCATTCAACATCTCCACTAAATGGAAAGCAAGCGGTGGCGCATCAATAGCAAATAAAGTAAATGAAGTCTTTAACTCGAACTTGCTTAAGATGCTTTCTGGCAACATGGCTAAAAACGGTACGCCTACCGATGCGTGGACTCAGAAGTTGACTGAAGTTGGTAGCCCAATTGGAATGAAGTTGAAGTTCCGAATCTTCCATAGAAACGCAAAGGAAATGAACAACTATGCTCACGTCGTTGATAAGGACGATATCGTAACTTCTCAAGACGAGATCATTGACTATAACCGTTTGATTAAGTTCTTTACTATCGTCTGTGCTCCTTCGCAGAAATTCTCAATTTCGTCAAACACGATTGGCGCTGCAGCAGACGCTGCAAGAGCTGTTGCTGGTGACATAAGAGAAGCAAAAGAGGCTTATGACAATTCAAGAAAAAGCGGTAGCAATATGATTACTGCTGGCGCTGCTTCATTGGGTGTTCTTTGGGATAAGATAAAGGAAAATTCTGGACTTGTTGACATTGCAGCTGGTCCTCGTCTTAACTATACTTTGGCATTCTCCAAAGTTGGTTCATTTACTTTTCCTGAAGAAATAGACTGGATTGTCAATTCATTTGAGTGGAGACCAAGTCAGCAGATGACTATCAACTCAAAGACTGGACTTCCAGAACCTTTGTGGGTAGATTTTGATGTATCGGTAGAAACGAACTTCTCACCGTCAAACGTCTTTATTTCGAGAATGTTCTGTTCGGAAGTTTCAAAGATAAGCTTCTAAAATCCAGTATCCTTAAGTATTTCCTTAGCCCAGGTGTTCGCACTGGGCTTTTGGTCTAATTCACAGTTAAGTGTGAAATCATAGAAGTAATGATCATTGACAGTCTCATTCCATTCCTTTGATGGTTCTACTGACCAGTCGCTGATATAGACAGTCAACGCCTGCTTGAAAATCCAAGGATAGATTCGTAATCCAAATACACAAGCGCCGAATACGTTTGCGTTCGCAATTCTTGCTGCTGCATTCTGGAATGAATAAAGCGAGTCAACAGTTGTGCTTGAACCAAGCTGTGCTTTAAGAACAGTAGCGACATTAGGGTCAACATCATCATTACTTTTGTCGCCGCTGATATAGTCCTTAAGTTCTGCAAAGGCATTGGCAATACCGTCAGCAGTCTTAATGATGTTGCCAAATGTGTTGCTTACTGAAAATGAACAGGCAGCGTTGATTGGAGTAGTAAGGCTCAAGAACAAGAGCCATTCTTTTACGTTTGTCATTTGACGGTTACCAATTTTCTGTCCTGGGTAAATTCTGAACTTCACTTGGAACTTCATTTCACCAGCATCTTTATAAACACGGGTAGTCAATGCGTCCTTTCTACGCATAACAGGAGTGCTTGCATCAGCCGCTCTCATTCCAAGAAATTCAATGAAGTCATTATTCAATGTTTCGTCTAGCTTTTCGCCAACAGACGCTGCAGGAGAGTTTGCCCATTCAGTAGAGAATGAGACAGGAGGCAATTCAGTCATTACGCCGTCAGCTACGAATGGGATCTTTTCATCTTGACCCGGAATGTAAGTGAAAAGGCTGAAGTAGTTATTTCCGTACTCCTTGAATTTTCTAATTTCAAGTTCATCATACGTTTCGCCGTGGAATGATCCTTGAACGCCTTCTTTCATTGCATCAAAGTAGTGCTTGTCAGTAGTTATAATTCCGTCAGGACCAAAGATATGAGCGTTCAATCCAAGGTCAGCAGCGTCTTGTGCCTCAGTCTGAATGGTTTCATAAGTGCCTTCATTTACATGACGATCTTCTGCTCTGCTTTTTTCAAGATCTACTACATCAACTTGTTTTGTTTCATTTTTAGCTGCTTCATTCCAGTCAGTTTTTGCTTGAAGCACGGAGATGTTATGCGCCATGCTTGCTTCTTCACCTTCAAGTTCTTCACCATTTAAAAGTTTGTCTAAAGCATTCTGCTGAACTTCTCTGGTGTGTTCAAAATCATCACGACCTGCTTTCAGTTCTTGATATCTTGCTTCTTGTGTTGATGAACGTTTTCCATTTCGTTTTAAACGTTGATATTCTTCATTTTCAATAGCAGCACGAGCGAGCTCCGCTTTCAAGCCTTTAATAGCAGCAGTTGTTTCACCACCAGACTTCTGATAGAAATTTTCAGAACTTGGTGTAATCGTCTTACGCTCGAGATTCATTATTTCTCGGCGTTCAACAGCATCATAATATGCTGCTGTCTTATTGTTAGCGTTCTCACGAATTCTTTGCTTTTCTTCTGCGGTATATTCTGCCATGTTATATTTATCCCAAATAAATAAAATAAAGAGTTTAGAGTATGTTAAATTACCGTGACATTTTTGATATTTCCAAGACAACGATGCCGTTGAGCAAACAAGATC